AGACTCATCATCTAATTCTTCATCGTAGGAGTAATCCTCCATTAATAGTTCTACATCGTCTTTATCTATACCTTCTTCGGTAGCTAAAAGATACTCAGTTAAAATCTGGTTTTCATCTAAAGAATCGAAGTCTCTGTTTAATTTAACATAATCTTCAATGCCACGACCAGTTTTCTTTTTATAATTAAAATAAGCTGACACATCTTCAGGTAGTTCTTCGTTGTTTTCTTTTTGAGCAAACAAGTCATCTACTGATGATATATCCTTATCATATCTGTTCTTAATATAACCAAGAACATCTTCTTCTCTTAGTTCAGTTCCTTGCGTTTCCTCTGGAACTGTAGTTTGTTCTACAGCTTGTGGCTGTTCTTCTTGCTGTTGTTCTACTTTTTCTATTAGATTCTCTTCTACTTGAGCAGCAGATTTTTCTTCTACAGCACTTACTTCTTTTACTTTTATTTCCATTAGATTAAATTTTAGTACAAATATAGTACATTAAACAATTATAAATTATTTACTTTACCTAGGGTCGAACTCTGCTAAATCAAACCCATCTAAACTATCTTCATTAGACTCAAATGTTTGAGGTGGTAAGTTATTTTTTCTTTGATTAATTAATTTTGATTGCTCTGTATTCTGCTGACTAATACGTCCTGCCTTAGCTGTTTCTCTTTGAGACTCTCTTTGAGATAAAGCCTGCTCTGCCATACCTCTTAACTGTTGATTGTAATTAAACTCTTCAGCCATTAACTGACTTTTTAGCTGAGCCTCATTTTTCATCTTCTCAATTTCAAAAGCTATCTCAGCTTGTTTAATCTGCATCTTAGCATTCATCTCCGCTTGAGACTTTTGCATTGCTGCTTGAGCTGCCATTTGCTGAGACTTCATTTGTGTAGCAGCCTGCATTTGTTGCTGGAGCATAGAATTCTTTTCATCTCGCTCTTGCTTTTGTTTACGCTTAACCTTAAGAAGTTGATTAGCTAATTTTATGTTTTTTATTTCTCGGATATCAATAGCATCTTCTAGATTTATATCTTCTTTAGATAAGGCCATCTGAATGTTGGCCTCAAGCTGAGCTTTTTCTTCTTCATCAGGTGATACCTCAATAAATATACCGAAGTCATAAATATATAAATCAGATATATCGTTAAGTATACTTACGTTATACTTACCTATTTTATTTACAAAGTCTTCTTTGAAATCAGAGTATTCTAATATATCCGCTACTCTATACGTCAGAGCCTCTGCTATTGTTCTATAAATATATAAACTCCCTTGAAGTATATGTCTAGTTGCTGTGTTAGAATTTAATGCAGCAAGCTTTTGTAATCCAACTAAGGAATTAGGGTCAGGCGTTGAGCCATCCCTGGCTTCATTTAATCCTGTTACAGTTCTAATCATGTTTAGATAATGATTATAGTTTGTAATAAGCATCTGAGTTTTACTAGCACCACTATTAGATGTAAGCTGTTGTATAGGAACTCTGGCTTGATTAAAGTCACCATCTTGTGTATAGCTTCTACCAATAACAGAACCTGTTTGAAAATACAATCTTAATGCATCTTCAGGATTATACGCAGCTCCTGTACCTAAATCAACTTCATTTAATCCATCTGCATCTATAAATACTCCATCAGGTACTGTTCTAGCTATAACTTGTTGTAGTTTCAAATGTGTAATCTGAATTAAATCAGCAAATGGAATCATTCTTCTTACTAATGATTCAATAACTCCTTTATACATTCTTGGCGCAACAGCCACATAGTTTGGTAATGCATGTTGTGAAGAAGACTGAGGGCGAACCATGTTACTGGCAAGCTCCCACTTTAAAAGAATATCAGTACCCATCACCATTATTCCATCATACCAAACGTCAATAGTTTTTGAGACTTTCTCAAACTTCCCATCCTCCATCATTTCTGGTGGTGGGTTAAATTGGTCATCTTTCTCTATCATTTTTTTAGCTCCACTATCTGTAACCTTTTTCTTATAAACCATCTTCTTTGTGGTTTTATAATTAAAATACATTAAGGTTACTGTGTCTCTATAAAAAATATCGTTTTGTTGATACTGTGCTGTGTTGTAATAATCATACCAGCTCTGACTGTATTTAGATATTTTTTCTAAATCATCATTAGTTAAACTCTGGTCTATTTTAAGTAGCTCTGAAATTGGAACTACTTTTATTTCACCCCAATAAAAACAATCTTTAAAGTGTGGGTCTTCTGTGTAACTATATACTATGTTTGCAGGGTCAACATACTTAACCTCTACCCCAGAACCTGGTAGGAATTCGTGCTTTGCGCATCCTATTCCCAGTACAGTTAAGTCGTAGTCAATTCTTTTACGAGCATCTACATAATGGTTTTCCTGGAACATAGTGTCGATAGCTTCTTCTTCTGCTATCTCAATTGCAGGCTTGTAATTAAGCTGCATATATAATTTTAGTTCTTCATCGTTTTCAGGAAGAGCATCAGGGTCCATTGTAAATGGGTCTGCTCCTGTCATATCTTTGATATCTAAGAGTATGTCTTTAGCAGCCATTTGCCCTTCAACCATATCTTGATATTTACTTCTTTTACCTTGGGATAATGCGTCTTGAGCATAAGCCTTTACCTTAAAAAGTCTGTCAGACATTCCATTAACTACAATATCTACAAACTTAGGAAGTATAGGGACAGGAGTCCAATCTAAATTAAGATAAGATAAGTCTCCATCTACAGCTAATTCGTTTTTGTATTTACCTACTGATTGTTCTCCTCTAGCATATAAACGTAATCTGTGAAAATCTCGCCATTGGTTATAATAACGACAGCCATTGCCATCTTTTCTAAACCACTCATACTGTATTGCTTGCCCTATCTGTAAGCCAAACTCATCAGTGGCTTTTTCGGCATCTGATACAAATTGACTAGGAAAGCCTACAGATGAAATATTTACTTTAACTTCTTTCATCTATCTAATTAAATCGCTCGTTAATCCCTTATTGGTATACCTTGCAAAGTTAATGGAAATTTTTGAGCTTTTCTTTTCAGGTGTATACAAATGTTTTTGGCAAGCCATTATAGATAATCCACTACTAATAGATGCATCAAACTTAGTTCTGTTACCTATATCGAATTTGGCCCAGTCCTCTAATGTTCTAGCAAACGGCATAAATCCCATTAAATCAGAGTCTCTAAAAGTTCCTTCAATGTCTAAACCAATATACTTTTCTATATATGATTCTATTGCAGATGCGTGTGCTTGTTTAATATCCTCACTGGAGTTTGGGATACCTCCTAATTCCTTTTCTGTTCTTGATAGTTTGTTAAAAATTTTATCAGGTCTGTTCATGCTAAAAGCCCTATACCCTCTATTTTTAAAATGATATAAAAGTCTAGGTTTATTATTCTCCACAAGTATTGGCATTCCATAAAAAACACAAGCCATTAATACTTCTTCAAAAAATATTTCAGCTGTTTGAGGTCTTGCTACATACTCCAAGAAAAACTCATTACTTGGAGCTTCGTCCATGTTGAATTTTGTCAGGCCATGTAGTGCACCATTAGAACCTCTTCCACCTACTGTTCCAGATATGTCATAACTATCACAACCAAACGCACCCAGGTGTTCATTACCTGGCATCTTTTTGCCATTCCTGTTTATGACTCTATTCTGTAAATTTTTATTGGGTGTCCATGACACCAGGAATCTTCCACGATTGTTAGGTGTCCATATAACTTTAGAATCTTTTATTCCGTCTTTCCATGAAAAAGAGCCTCTTGTTAAATGATGTTCTTTTATAACAGAATCGTTATAATCAATCTGCTGATATATCTTTGTTAAATTAAATAAAGATTGTTTACTTTCATCTCTGAAAGCATGTGACTCAGTTCTTGGAAACTGTCTATAGAATTCGTTCAAAGCATCAGGGTCATTCTTTAGACTTTCAACTTCAGCTTCCCAATAATCTATCGCACCATTCTCTATAACCTCACCATCAACACCAATAGTTTTTTCTGTAGGTTTTCTAAAAACAGGTAATCCATATCTATCTATAAATCCCTCCATATTCCATTCCATTGGAATAAATAAGTTATATAATCCGCTTTTAGTTTGGCCATTAGAATTACGCTTACTCAATGATGAATCCTCGTATAATTTCTTAAAATTATCTCCACCTTTGCTCAATGCATTAGAAGTAGACCCCATCATGCATTTACCTATAATCTTACTACCTAAACGCAAACAAGTTTTTGTTACACGCCAGTTATTTAAAATATTATTTGGCTTTATCCATTTACCACTTTCATCATGTACTAACAATAATAACTTCTCACCATCATAGGAGTTGTCATCTGTGTTCTTCCAATCTATAGTTGTATCTAATCCTAACAATTCTTCCTTGTTAGCATCATACATATTTTTCTTTGTGATTTTAGACGCTGGTATTCTAAACGCTAGTTCTGTTTTAGGCTTGTCCATACCATCTTGAATAGGTTTAAAAAAGAATGGTAACCTATTAGCTATAGGTACAACCTTATCGGTAAACATTTTCTTTGCATCAGAACCTGTCTTTGATAGTATACCAACCCTTGAATCTTTTGCTAGAGTTCCTGTGTTTACGCTCTCTGAAGACCCCATATAGGAAAACCCTGAACGTCTTATTTTTAAATAAGTCATTCCAAAACTTCTGTTATCAGCTTTACACGCTTCCCAAAATAAGTAAAATATTCTATTAGCTTCTCTATAATCTGGATAACCCACATCAATAGAAGTCCATTGCAGATACATGTAGTGAGCTCCAGTTATATAAGTGGGCACTCCATTATTCATAAACCAATGTCCTAACTCTCTACTGTCAAACTCATTCTCAATGTAATCAACCCAGTTGTTTTTAAATTCACTAGGCATTTCGTTCCACTGAAATATTGATTGAATTTTACTAAGAGGTTTTGGAATGTCTATTCTTTCCCAGTATTGTTCAGGTTTTTTCTTTGAACGTGAATGTATATTTTTTGGTTGTTTAGGTAGTCCAATAATAAGACCTTGTATGTTTATTATATTTCCAAGCTCACCGCTCCTAGATATACAAACAAAGTCGTATTTCTTGTTATACCCATACTCCCAACTTTTTTTATTATTCTTATTGGTAAGTACGGATTTAGGTACGTAATCTTGTACCACCTTATACATGTCTTTATTTTGACCTACGTTCTGCAAACCCTTGTTTTGTATCTACTTTGTTATTACCTTCCGAAAGAGATAAAGCTTCTTTCTCTGCTTCTATTCTACTTAGTATTTCAAATGCATCAAATATTGCAAGCTTCTTAGTGGCTGCTGCATTCTTAAGTCTGTCTGCTGCTAAGTCATCTTCAAGGTCTGGCTTTATGATATCTTCTTTAGCAACTTTTATTAACTGGTGAACAGCCCTTCTGGCTGCATCAATAATTTCTAATTTAATTTCTCTGTTTGATTTCATAATATCATTGTTATTTGATGGTCAAACATTCTATATAGCTTCTCTCCATCAACCTCAAACTCATATTCACTTTCAGGTTTAAATGAAATTAAATCTCCTTTTTTTACGCCTTGATTTATTAATGTAGTATTGGGGTAAATCATCTCTGCGACTAAAGGTTCTTCTTTAGTGTTTTTAAATATAATAGATTCTTTTGTTTTTATTGGTTTAACATAACAATATCTGTCATGACAAAACCATTGTGTTCCATTCTGGTACATAAAAAACTGGTCGTTATCAACTAGAAATAAATTATCTTTTAAAAAACTCTTACCACTTTTTCTTCTTCCCTTAATATCGTTATAGAATTTAAAAACATTGTGATGAACAAGAAGAGTATCTCCTACCTTTATAGGGCCACAATAGTTTATAGGTAATGCTTTTACTTCGGCATACCTATTGGAGTACCTAACATCTTCTTCTGATGAGCTTACTAAAAAATCAATACCTCCAATATTTTTAGTATTGGAGTATCGCTTGTTTTCTTTTGGTTTAACTATAAAGTCTGTTGGTGATTTCAAAAGTTTATATTGTATTCAATGGATATAGGCATAGTAGAACTAAACTCTTTCCAAAGAATAACAACATCATTATCATCTATGTATATTTTATAGGACTGTAATTCAGAGTCATACTTTATTAAATGAATCTTGTGTGTTCCATTCAGAACATCTTGACCTACTAAGTAATGCATAGCTCCAGACTTATAATCTGGACCGACAGATATTTTTCTTATATCCATTATATTTAATTTTATTTATATTTTTACACGTCTTTAGCAAATCTAATGTAGCTTAGTCGTGCATCTACTGGGCCTCCTTGCTGAAAACCAACTTCTGCATATCCACTGCTAGCCTCTAATACAGTCATGTGAGTCGCTTGTGCTTCTTGCGCCCATATCTGTGTAACACTTCCAGTTGCTTGAAAAACAAGGTCACTTAATTGAGGGGCATATTGCGCCCAAGAAAAAGCATTTATATTCAATCCACTATCCCCCCAGAAACTTGGATTTGTTATGTTACCCCAATTACCTGGATTTTCAAGGTATGTATTTTGATTTGGGGAATTAGGATTACATGGAGTAGTTGTAAGAGTAGTCCAATCTGCAAAAGATGCAACTCTATCAAATCCTGCTGGTGGAGTTACAGCTTGCATTGCCCAATAATTGTACAAAAGTCCATAACCATTAGTAGGGTCATAATTATAATAAACTGCACAAGGCTGGTTATTAGAATGATACGAAGTGAACTCGGTGTAATTAGTAGCAATAGGAATATCTGCTCCTGATGTTGCTACTTCAGTTGAATTTTCATCACTAAATATTATTCCACAAATCTCTGGCCCAGGAGCAGGTGGTGTTGGAGTTGATTGTATTTCTTTAAATACAAAAGATATTGCTAGCTCTCCATTATTTGGAGTCAAAGCTCCTGTTTCTTCTCCAACAACAGCTATATTCTCAAACTGTCCAACAGTTATAGAACTAGCTGAAAGGTCAACTTGTCCTGAAACATAAGTTCCGTCATCGCTGTTGTCT